AGTCAGAAGAGGGAAGAATAGCAAATAGAGAAGCTGCTATTTTGAACGCCGCTCCAGAAGTTTCGGTAGCTACTTAATAATAACAAGCTACATCATTGAAATTAGCAAGTTCATATAAGGATACCTTGCACTCTTTTAAAAATTAAGCTATATTACAGTTACTATATATAAACTTTTGATACAGACGCATATAGTCGACGGCCTAGAGACTGTATCATACAAACTAGGAGAATATAAAAATGGCACAAACAACTTTTTCAGGTCCAGTAAAATCAGATAATGGTTTTCTTGCACCTTCATATACATTAGCGCAAGTAGCAGCTTTAACAGCGACAGCTGGTTTAGTTATTTACGTTTCTGATGCAACTGGTTCAGGAGTTACTGGATCACTTTGTTTTGGTAATGGAACTGACTTTATAGACGTTACTACTGGTATTGCTGTAGTATAATTATTAAAATTATAAGAGCTCCTTCGGGAGCTCTTAACAATTAGGAGAAAAAATGGGTACATATATTGTTAACGTAAAATCCACTCATCTAATTGCTGACGGCGATGTTTTTGCAGGGCCAGCTAGATTGTTAGGAGTTTACTATGTAGCAGATTCTACAGCAGGAACTATTACTATTAAAGATGGTGGTTCAGGTGGTACAACTGTTTTAATTTTAGATACACCACTTGGTGCAGCAACAGCTGGACAAACTAATGCATATTACGTTCCAATTCCAGGAGATGGAATTAGATGTGAAACTTCTTGTTATGCAGATTTATCAGCAGGTGTAACTAAAGCTACATTCTTTTACGGTTAGGAGCTTTTAATGGCGACGATAACTTACACAGTAACCGTTGCAACGGGACAAAATGCTTTCAGTGCAGGAGTTAATAAATTTTTTATTAATGGCACTGTTAGTCCTGTATTAGAATTACAAGAAGGTAATACTTATATTTTTAATCAAAGTGATTCTAGTAATACTGGATTCACTTTAGCTTTTTCATCCACTAAAGATGGTACTAATACATCTGGAGGTATAGCATACACAAACGGTGTAACAACTGTTGGTACTGCTGGTAGCACTGGTGCATATACTCAAATCATTGTCGCTCCGGTAGCAACGACCGGCGCTCCGGTATTGTTTTACTACGCATCTACTTTAGCGGGAATGGGAAATACTTCTACTATTACTCCTCCTACTTCTGGAACTACTTCTTTCAATCCAACTATTGATGACATTATAGAAGAAGCTTATGAAAGAACTAATATCAAAGGAACGCGGACCGGTTATCAATTAAAATCAGCAAGACGATCTTTAAACATCATGTTTCAAGAATGGCAGAATAGAGGAATTCATTTATGGAAAATAAAATTAGCTAGAATCCCATTAGTATTAGGACAAGCTGAATATAGTTATGCAACAGATAGTGTTAATTTTCCATCTGATATTAGTGAAACATTAGAGGCGTTTATTAGAAATAATACAGATACTTCTAACCCACAAGACATCGCTTTAACTCAAATAGATAGATCCGCTTATAATGCAACACCTAATAAATTAGCACAAGGAACTCCTTCTCAGTTTTATGTAGATAGAAAAACAAGTCCAAGTATTTATTTATACACTACACCAGGGTCTGGATTTTCTAGTAGTTCTACTCCTTCTAGTTATCAATTTTGTTTTTATTATATGGCTAAAATTCAAGATGTTGGAAATTATACAAACACAGCAGATGTGGTAAATCGTTTTTATCCAGCAATGATGTCTGGTTTAACTTATTATTTAAGTATGAAATATTCTCCAGAGTTAACTCAAAATTTAAGATTAATTTATGAAGATGAATTATTAAGAGCACAACAAGCAGACAATCAAGGTACTTCTACCTTTATTTCACCTAATACATTTTATGGTGATGGAGTAATGGGATAATGGGAACTTTTGCAAGAGGAAAACAAGCTTACGCTATTTCAGATCGTTCTGGAATGAGATTTCCTTACAGAGAAATGGTAAGAGAATGGAATGGTTTTTTAGTTCACTATTCTGAGTATGAAGCAAAACAACCACAGCTAGATCCAAAACCAGTAGGAAGTGATCCACAAGCATTACGAAATCCAAGAGTTCAATCTCCAGATACACCTCAACTTATTTTATTAACTCCAAATCCTTTTGAAACTATTATTTATTCTGGTACAACTTACATCAATGTTTATTCTGTAAATCATCAACGATCTACAGGAGATGTAGTTCGTTTGCGTGGAGCAGCACAAGTAATAACAGCTGGATCAGGAGGACCCAATACTCCTAACCTACAACAATTTGCAAATATTCCTACTTTAGATGGAGTAAGTGACATAGATAATGTAAATGGATTTACTATTACAATAGGTAAAATTAATTCTAGTGGAGTAATAACTACCGCCGCTGGAAACTTAACACAACCAGAAAATTATTTTTTCTTTACAAGTAGTAACAATGCAATTACAGGGAATGTAAAAGGTGGCGGAGTAAATTGTTCCGCAGGACCTGTAACATTAGGAGCAGTATAAAATGGCATACACATTAACAAATTTAGAAAACGATATTAGAAATTATACAGAGGTAGATTCAAATATATTTACAAGTGCTATTTTAAATCCCATTATAATAAATGCTGAAAATAAAATTTATAGAGAAGTAGATAGTGATCAAGAACGTTTTTATGCTACTTCTAATTTAGTGGTAGGAAATAGATATGTAACAATTCCTTCTGATTTACGATTCATTAGGTATGCTCAATTAACAGATTCTAATGGTAATCAATTCTTTTTAGAACAAAGAGATACTAGTTTTATGGCTGAATATTATAGCACTCCGGGAACTTCTTCCGTTAATATACCTAAATACTATGCTAATTGGGATGAAGAATTTTGGGTAGTTGCACCAACTCCTGATAAAACATATAGTATTACCTTGGCTTATAATAAAGAACCGGGAAGTATTACTAGCACTACTTTACCTAATTCTACAAATCCATATAGTACTACTGGCACTTATTTATCAAATAAATACCAAGATTTATTATTATATGCTTGTCTAGTTAATGCATATGGGTACTTGAAAGGTCCTGCAGATATGTTACAATACTATTCACAAGCTTATGAAAAAGCTTTACTTTCGTATGCACTTGAGCAACAAGGTCGCAGACGCAGAGACGAATATGGTGATGGAGTTATTCGTACTCAACTTAAATCTGATCCATCATCAAGTTATTAATTAAGGAGAAAATAAAAAATGGCAAATATAGTACCGTATTCATTTCCAGTGGAACTATTATCAGGAACGCATCAATTTCAAAGCGGTGGTAATACTTTTAAATTGGCTTTATATACTGCTAACCCATACACAACAGCAAGTACTGTTTACTTAACAACTAGCGAAGTAAGTTCTGCTGGTGGAAGTCAATACACTGCTGGTGGAAATACTTTAGCTTCACAAGCTGTGTCTAACGTGAATAACGTTGCTACAGTTGACTTTGCTGATACTGTTTGGGGAACTCCAACACCTGCAAGTTTTGCAGCGGCGTATGGAACAATATATAACACAACTAGTGGAAATAAATTAGTAGTAGTATTAGATTTTGGCGGAACTAAAACGTGTTCGAATGGAACTTTTACAGTTACCTTTCCTAACCCGACTTCGGGAACACCTTCTGGTTCTGATGCAATTTTAAGTATCACTTCTTAATAGGAGATTAAATTAATGGCATTAGTTTTAAATGACAGAGTAAACGAAACAAGTACGTCTACTGGAACAAGTCAAACAACTTGGACATTAGCTGGGGCACAATCTGGTTATGTTAGTTTTGATAGTGGAATAGGAACTGGAAATACTACCTACTATACAATTCATAATCAAGGTACCGATGAATGGGAAGTTGGTTTAGGAACATTAAGTTCTTCTACCAATTTACAAAGAACTACTATTATTAGTAATTCAAACGGCAATACAAGCCCAGTTGATTTTCAATCAGGAACTAAAAGTGTATTTTGTACTTACCCTGCAAGTAAAACTATTGACATGATTACAACTGCTCAAG